CCAGTGTTGGTTGCCGCTGACTGGTAGCCAGTGTTGGTTGCCGCTGACTGGTAGCCAGTGTTGGTTGCCGCTGACTGGTAGCCAGTGTTGGTTGCCGCTGACCGGTCGCCAGTCATGATCTGCTGCTCAAGAGACTTATCAATCTTGCTCCATACCCATTCGATACCGCGCTGGATGAATTGAGGGAGCGTTAATTCAGCTTTAATCGTGATACTGGCGCTGGCTATTTTGGTGTCGCCATCTTCTTCACGGTCAGTAACACCAAAAGAGATTGTTTCCGCATAGCGACTATCTGCTGGCGGATAATAACCAAAAACATCGAAAGGGCATTCACAGGCATGAAATCCCGAACCGCAAGCTTCTACCTTTCCTTCATGGTTGAAGGTCTTTCCGATTTCAAACTGGAAATCACGGCACTGAAGGTCTTTATTAAATCCTTTGTATGTCACAATCTCTTTGCTCATGTCGTTATTCCTGATTAGATAAGTGGCTTACTGCTCAGTTTCATACTCTGAACGGCATGGATTTTATTCCCGAGCGGATTAGCGTCACGGTAGTAGGTGCGATTCTGTTTAACCGCTGTGACTTCAACTTCATTCCGACGCGTTCCGGCAAGCGAAATGGCTCTTGAAACACGCTCACTACAGCCTTCCGACAGCCGTGAAAATGCACGGTCAATCTTTTTACAGTAGGCTTTAGCTTCTAACGTCTGAGATGCTTTCATGGCGTTGTATGCAGCCATACGACGTTGATTTCTATTCATGTTGGCTCCTCATGCCTGTCTTTTAACCACATCAGGCTCGGTGGTTCCCGTGTACCCCTACAGCGAGAAGTTGTGTAAAATTGAATTACCCTTACAGCATGAGAGTAATTAACATGGATGAAATTCCAGAAATGACATTCCCGATTGGCCTGACCCATCCATTAACGGTCAGTCTCGACCCCAATACAGGAGAGCTGGTTTTTGAATGCTTCCAGTTGATTGGTGGGACGACGCAGAAGTTTCGCTTTCTGATGGAGCCGAAGGCAGCACTAACACTGCTGTCCGCGCTCCCTGCGATTCAAAGAGACGGGGCTCATATAATCGAAGAAAAAGCCAGGCTAAGTTCCTTGCAATAGACCTCATAATTAACTCCTCATCTGTGAATGCTTTGGTGGTGAAGTGCTGCGGCGCTGATCTCCGCAGTTGCGCTTTTTAACGCTGCATTTCACATCACCCCGAAGCACTCACTTCGGCCTGTGTATTCACAGGATTAAATTTTTAAAGAGCCCGAACTCAGTTCCTTGTTCGTGTTCAGCGTCCTGCTGATGGACTTAGTATCACCGCAAGTGGTATTGCAGTCAACACCGCGAGAGATATTTTATCACCGCGGATGGTTATGTTTATGTATTTACAGGTTATTTATTTTCATAAAACCTTCGTGAGATACTGCTGTGAGTTAAAAATGAGCGAGGGAATGGAATGAAAAGCGAAAATGAGTTCTTTACAGAGCTTCACCCGCAAGTGGTGGAGGTGCTTGGTACGGCAGTTATGCAGATACTGGTAGAGCAGCGAGAGCCATCCAGAGAGGCGCTGATTGAGATGATACAGTTGCTGTGGCAGGAAGAAGATGTGGATTTGGCTGTGGAGTTGGCTATTGATGTGCTGACGTTGCCGAAAGAGTAGAGCAAAGAAAACCCGGCGCTAAGGCCTGGTTGACTTTTACTGTATGTGCGATCAGTATTAACGGAGGTGAATGATTTTGCACATGCGCTTAATCTTATTGATTAGCACTTCTCTATCTTTGCTATTTTTTGTGTGTTGCATGGCAATTATATCTTTCACTAAATCATGGAATTCCGTTTGTTTACTAGGTGGAAGTCTTCGTTCAATCTTGCCCAGTAACTCAATCGGAAATTTAGTAGTGCTGAAATAGCCTTCTTGCTGTAGCTGGATCAAAAGCTCTTCATAAAACTCCAGCAGCGGCTCGGCGATTTCATTGAACTCCTTTCTCTTATCACGTTTTATGGCGCTTCTGTGCCCCATAAAATGACCAAGAAGGAAGGATATAACCGTCCATCCCAAAGCGATAAGGGGAAGAGAATGTTGGATATACTTATGACCTTCAATGATTTCCTTTGGCATTATTCCTGGACTCTTTTTCCCTTCTTTGGATACGCGATTGGTTATCTATCCGCAAGATAAATCAGTTGTATGCCCTATCCAAACGTCTCGTCAGGCCACTGGCTCGCCACTACCTTGCCAACAACTCGGCAGTTCTCATTGCATGGAATCATAGGGAACTGTGGGTTTAACGGCTGAAGGAATGCCTGCCCGCTATCTTTTATCAGCTTCTTAAAGGTGAACTCATCACCATCTAACCGCGCAATGCAGAAATCACCTGGATCAACAGGTTCCTCAGGGTCAACCAAGATAAGCATTCCCTCAGGGAAGCTTGGGCGCGATCCGGCTGGGGCAGTCATTGAATGACCATCTACCTCAAGCCAGAAAGCCGCATCGCTGGCTTTCTTGGTGGTGCTTACCCATCCCTCCGCATCTCGTTCAGTAAACGTCCTAAACTCAGGAGAAAACATGCCTGCTTGCACATGCGAGAAGACTGGATACTCGTACTCGTTTCGTTTCTGCATGTCTGAGCTTATTGCTTTGTATAAATCGGAAATCTCTTTTGCTATTGACGGGCTGAATTCTTCTATTCCTACCTGAAGAATGTTTGCCAGCATGGCCGCATTATTAGCATTAAGCGCATTCACGCCATTGAAAATAGCTCCTACAGCTGATTGCCCGATCCCCATGGAAAATGCAATGCCTTCCTGAGATAGGCCAAGCTCAGATTTCTTTTTCTCGTATATAGCCTTCAAACGCTTTGCGTCCTCAAGCTGCTCTTCGGTTAGTGGTTTCTTTTTTGCGCTCATACGTCAAATTTATCACCGCAGGGAATAATTATCTAACACCGTGCGTGTTGACTATTTTACCTCTGGCGGTGATAATGAATCCATGTACTAAGGAGGTTGTATGGAACAGCGCATAACCCTGAAAGATTATGCCCTGCGTTTTGGTCAAACCAAGACTGCACAAGATCTTGGTGTTTACCAAAGCGCAATTAACAAGGCTATTCGCTCTGGTAGAAAGATTTTTTTAACAGTTAAACCTGACGGCAGCGTTGATGCGGAAGAAGTAAAGCCATTCCCTAGCAACAAAAAAGCAGCCGCCTAACTAGTAACACCGCTCTTTAATAATCAGCCTCCCTCGGAATACCAGGGAAACCAACGCATCAACAGATGCGTATTCAACTATTTAACTAAGGAAATCATACGTAATGGAACTAGCAAATCACAGCAAAAAGGTACGCGAAGTGGAAACAGAACTTCGTGCTCGACTCGTTTCAATGGGTCAGACAAATTTCGCAAAGATGGCGGGATGGGCTGATTCAAAGGTGAGTCGATTAAACATCCACGATATGGCTGTGACGTTCGTTCTTCTGGAGAAAGTCTGGGAGACAAGCCTGATTCGTGAAGTGGCAAGACAGGCTATTGCAGCGGTCATGCCAGAAAGCAAAAAACGCCCAGCGGTAACTGAGCGTTTAGAGCAAATCACATTGGATTTTTGAGTCACTGTGTTACGTCAACAACACATTCAACAGGAGTAATTATATGCGAAAGCAGCAGGAAAATAAACGCGTTAATCACCGAAAAGATGTGCTTCGTGACCAGTTCTATCAGCAGGTAAATCCTGCCATCGCGGCACCATTGCGGGAGATGCTAAACAAGCACAAAAAATCGGAGGTTAGCCATGAGTAACGTAGCTTATGCAAACTTCGGGGATAACCGCTCCCCGGTGGAGAAGAAAGTGGCGCAACTCGAAGATGGTTATTCGCGCCTTGCCAATGAGCTTCTTGATGCAACCATGCGATCAGGTCTGCCTGAGACAGAGCTGTGCATCCTGATGGCTGTCTGGCGCAAGACATACGGATTCAACAAGAAATTAGACTGGATCAGCAATGAGCAATTCGAGGAGATGATTGATAAACATTACACCCATTGCTCAACAGCTAAAAATAACCTCATCAGACGGAAGGTGTTGATTCAGGAAGGCCGCAAAATCGGTATGAACACTAACATTTCCGAGTGGCAAACAAAAAATAACGGATTCTGCAAAACATTAGCTAAACCTGCTAAGAAAACCTTAGCTGAACCTGCTAATCACATTAAGCAGAAGTTGCTAACCACAAAATACAATATTACAAAAGACAAGAAAGACATTAAAAACACATTGCCCGAACAAGTTCAGGCGGTGGAGGAAAAACCGTCTCAGCCTGCAAACAAAAACCAGGTCATCGATGACGCATTCGAAAACATTTTCTGGCTTGCAGGAATGCGTAAGATTGAGAAGAAATCATCCAAGTCAGCTTTCAGAACTCAATATCAGATATGGCGTCGCGATAACGGCGGAACCCCAGAGGAATTTGCCACGTTCCTTGCAGGAGATATTGCATCTCGTGTTGGAAAGCAATTCGGCTTCGACAAGCTTCACCCATCAACGTACCTCAACGGTCAGCGCTGGAACGACGAGAAGCCTGCAACCGCAGTACAGCAAGTCAATAAATCATCAGCCATCACCGTATCGAAAACTGGCTTAGTTTTCTGGGACCGGTGATACATGAAATCCAGAATCAAATCGTTACTTATCGCTGGCTACAGTCATGGCTGGCTTAGTGCTGCATTCGTCGCATTCTGGTTTAACTGTCTGGATCTGAGGTCGTCATGACACCAAGTGAACTGAGTGACCTGCTTTGGATGCAGGTAGACAAGGTTGCTCCGCACCTGTTGCCAAACGGCAAGAAAGACGGGCATGAGTGGGTTGCCGGAAACGTACACGGCGACAAAGGTAACAGCTTGAAGGTCAACCTGAACGGCAAGAAGAAATGGGCAGACTTCGCAGAAGGCGATGGCGGCGACATGCTGGATCTGTGGATGGCCTGCAGGGGAATCAATCTCCATCAGGCGATGCAGGAAGCTAAGGCATTCATCGGAATCAGGGACGACGATCACCACTTCGATGCAAAACGCGAAAAGAAATTCTCACGCCCGGATCGCAAGAAGGTCGCCAAATACTGCAACAAGTCTGAGCACCATATCGAATACCTGAAATCGAGGGGTATCTCGCCAGAAACTGCGAAAGCGTTTGAAGTCGTCAGTGGCAAGGTGTGGAACGGCGAGAGAGAGCTAGACGCTCTGGTATTTCCGTACAAACGAGATGGAGAGTTAATCCAGGTTAAACGCATCAGCACTGAAAGACCAAACGGGAAGAAGATCATCATGGCTGAGGGCGATTGTGAGCCATGTCTGTTCGGATGGCAGGCGCTGGATAGCAAGGTGCGCTCGGTTGTGCTTTGTGAGGGTGAAATCGACTGCATGAGCTACTCACAGTATGGCGTGAACGCTCTTTCAGTACCGTTCGGCGGAGGGAAGGGTGCTAAACAGCAATGGATTGAGTTTGAGTTCCATAATCTCGACCGCTTCGAAGAAATATGGATCTCAATGGACAATGACGAGGTTGGTCAGGAAGCCGCCAGAGAGATAGCCAGCCGCCTTGGAGAGCATCGCTGCCGCATGGTGAAGCTACCGCGCAAAGATATCAACGAGTGCCTGATGGAAGGGATTGCTGAAGATGTTATCTGGCAGTGTCTGGAAGGTGCGGCATTCTTCGACCCTGAAGAACTCTACAGCGCAAGAGAGTTTTACCAGGACACCATCAACGCCTTCTACGGTAAGCAGCAATACCTGTTCAATCCACCATGGGAAACGCTGGCCTATAACTTTCAGTTTCGCGAGGCAGAGCTAACCCTGGTCAACGGCGTAAACGGACACGGTAAAACTGAAGTTGTCGGGCACATGTCACTGGAAGCGATGAGGCAGGGCGTTAAAACCTGCGTTGCTTCGCTTGAGCTTAAGCCCGGAATGCTTCTTAAGCGCCTTACCCGTCAGGCCACCTGCTGCAAGATGCCGCCCGTTCTTGAAATCGAATCAGCATTCAACTTCTACGATGACCGGTTATGGATATTCGGCCTGACCGGAACCGCAAAGGCTGAACGCCTGATTGAAATATTCACCTATGCCCGCCGTCGCTACGGCATCCAGCTGTTCATCATCGACAGCCTCATGAAGTGTGGTATTGGCGATGACGATTACAACGGTCAAAAGGCGTTTGTTGATGCGCTGTGTGACTTCAAGAACAAAACCAACTCTCACATCATCCTCGTCACACATTCACGCAAAGGTGACAGCGAGGAAAAGCCTACCGGAAAGATGGACGTAAAAGGCTCTGGAGCCATCACCGACCTCACAGACAACCTGTTTATCATCTGGCGTAACAAAGGCCGAGAGAGGGCGTTACAGCGCGTTCAGGCAGGTGAGCAACTCAACGAGAAGGATGAACAACTTCTGGCATCACCGGCTTCCGTTCTCATGCTCGAAAAACAGCGTAACGGTGAAGGATGGGAAGGTGGCGTTCCGCTATTCCTGGATGACCAGTCGCACCAGTTCCTTCAGCTGGACGGTACATCACCTTACAACTACGTCGCAAACATGCCGAAGTCTGAATATGACGAGGTATGGCGACAGGAGAACGTATCGGAGTTTTAAATGAACACACGAGACAAAATACTCAACCACCTTGAAACAAACATTCCCACCTCAGCACCCCAATTCGCAAAACTCCTCGGATGCCAGAAATCACATATCAACCTGCTACTGCGTGACCTTATCGCAGACGAACTGGTTGAGATTGAGCGCATCAGTAAGAGCGTTAAGTACTATCGGCTTGCTGCACTCCATCATGAGCGCACAGAAGCTGTCATGCGCTATCTGGATGAGCACGAAACCGGAATGGCAGTTGAGATATCAACCGCAACAGGAATCGACAAGCGCCTCGTCACGAAGATGCTCAAGCACCTTCATGAAAACGGTGATCTACATCGTGACTGGTGCCACAAGAACGCATGGGTATACAGCAAGAAGCCGGTCGGAAATTTCGGCGCAGCAAACCAGCTGACTGCATTTATCAACCAGAGATTGAGAGAGGTGAGAGCATGAACGAACCAAAACCAGGCGATGTAGTTCGCTGGACGCGTGAAGATAGCTGGCGCGGCATTGAGGTGCTGGAATACACGCTAGAGATATACCGATTTACGTTGGGGTTTTTTAGGGATGAAGATCGTAGGGAGGCAGGAATTTTCACTCCGCTTTCTGACTGTGATTTATGGATAGACGGCCCAGAGTCGAAAGATGAATACATCTGCAATTTCGGTTCATACAGAAGCAACCAGGTTCCGGCATTCGATGTTATCAAACGCGGTGACTAACACCCCAGCACGCTGATGGAGAGGAATGATGAGTACAGCAGAACAACTTTTAAGTGCAGATATCAAAGAGTCATCCGCGCGCCATAAGCGTTATTGGCAAGCATCTAGCCTGCCGACCATGGAGCGCCACAAAGAAAAACCTAAATACAAAAGCCATCGCCGCGACCGCGTACTGAAGCGAATTATCAGCTTGAAGATGCGTACGGTCATTGATGGTCTCGGAAACGTACTGGAGTGATGGAGAAAAATAATGATTAAAGCAGTATTGATGAGCATGGCAGCCGGCTTCGTTATAACTAATGGCACTCTGGCGCTGATGAGTTTTGTGCTTTGGAGTAACGAGTTCAAATCGATTGGCATCAACAAAGTGGTCAGGATGAACATAATTTTCATGGTTCTATCCGGTCTGTTTGGTTACGCCTTGATGAAAATATGATGGAGAGGAATATGGACGAATCAAGAAAGGCTTTCGAGCGCGTAATGTGCGAAGAATACGAGTGGTTTGAACAGACGCTGGAGAAAGCGAATTTTATTGGCAATGACGAGACCGGTTATTACATAGGCGGAGACCACATTTACGACGGTTCAACATGTGCGGATGCATTGTTCTTTTCCTGGAGAGGATGGCAAGCAGCCGTCGCCGCTGGAATCAAAGTGAAGGAGTGAGTATGAGCGCACACGAAGAAATCATGTTAGCCCTGCGATTCTTTTTCGATGTGGAAGAAGATGAAAACGTAAACGAGATTATTGGGCAAGAACACGACCCGATTGGAACCATTGCGGCCGCACTTGAAAATTACAGGAGTGTGAAGAGTGAGGAAACTAACGTTTGAACTAAGAAGCCCCATTCATCAGCAGAACGCCATTCAAGCCATCCAGCAAATCTTCCCCGACCCAACTAAGCCAATCGTAGTAACTGTCCAGGAACGCAACCGCAGCATAGACCAGAATCGCAAACTCTGGGCTTGCCTTGGTGATGTCTCGCGTCAGGTCGAATGGCATGGTCGATGGCTGGACGCTGAAAGCTGGAAGTGCATCTTCACAGCAGCGTTAAAGCAGCAGGATGTTGTGCCTAACCTCTCTGGAAACGGATTCGTGGTGATAGGCCAGTCAACCAGCAAGATGCGCGTGAGTGAGTTTGCAGAGCTTCTTGAGCTTATCCAGGCATTCGGTGCTGAGAAGAATGTTAAGTGGTCTGACGAAGCCAGATTAGCGCTGGAGTGGAAAGCCAGATTCGGAGATGCGGCATGATATGAAGATGACATGGTTTCACCATCACGACCTTACAAACGAAGAAGCAACTCAGTTAATCACCGCCTACCAATCCCGCAACGTAAAAACTCAACGAACGCTAAGCGCAGACCCCAGGTTATGGGTGGTTTCTGCATTGCTTCCAGAGTACGCCAGCGAGCCAAAGGGTAGGAGTCAGTATCAATCCAGAATGTGGAGCTAAATATGGTTATTTGGTCTTTATTTGACGGTTCAGGAATTATGGGCCTCCCATGGGCAGAAGCGGGGCATGATGTTTACTGCTTCAATGCAGACGAGGGGAATCATGGAGGGTATGAAACTATCCGCATGAATCACCAAAAAATCAATTATGTGAATATGTGGATTGATACCGGGTTTCAGGTGAAAGCAATGAAAGCCGGAATACCAGCACCAGGGATTATATTTGCTTTTCCCGATTGCACAGAGCTAGCAGTGAGCGGGGCAAAACACGGGCATACCGGATTATCGTCGGTGGTGAATGCTCGCATGGTTCAGGAAATGGCAGAGTGTTACGGCGTGCCGTGGATGCTTGAGAATCCAGTGGGGAAAATGTCTACCCATTGGCGCAAGCCGGATTATTACTTCGACCCCCACGAATTCGGAGCACACTTAAATCCAGATGAAGGTTCCTATCACCCGAGAATGCCACCATGTGACGGATACACCAAAAAAACATGCATTTGGGCTGGAGGTGGGTTTGTCATGCCTGAGAAAAAACCTGGAACTATAAACATCGGTTATTTCTGGGGGTGGAAGTCACTAGGCGGAAACAGCGCTAAAACAAAACAACTTCGATCTTTGACGCCTCGCGGTTTCGCACGAGCAGTATATGAGGCCAATCATGCTTAGCCCACACGAATCCCAATCCTACGAGCAGCAGAGCATACGTCGAACGTTGTGCGCGGGCTGCACGAAAGAACTAACGCCAGAGGAAACATACGCATGTTCTGAATGCGTGGATGAATGGCTGATGTATCGTGATCCGAACGGAGATATCACCAATGAGGACAGCACGTCGAAGATGTAAAAACGAAGAGTGCAGAGAATGGTTCCACCCTCAACACTCAAACATATGGTGGTGCTCTCCGGAATGCGGAACGAAGATAGCACTGGAACGACGAAGCAAGGAGAGAGAGAAAGCAGAGAAAGCAGCAGATAAGAAACGACGACGAGAATATCAGCAGCAGAAAGACAAGTTAAAGATTCGAAAGCTCGCCTTAAAGCCCCGCAGTTACTGGGTTAAACAAGCCCAACAAGCAGTAAACGCCTTCATCAGAGAAAGAGACCGCGACCTTCCCTGCGTTTCGTGTGGAACGATGAGCGCCGCTCAATGGGACGCTGGCCATTACAGAACAACGGCCTCCGCACCACAGCTAAGGTTCGACCCCCGTCAAATATGGAAACAATGCCAGGTATGCAACCAGCATAAGAGTGGGAACATTGTGCCGTATCGGGTGGAACTGGTCAGGCGAATTGGGCTTGAAGAGGTTGAAAGCATCGAATCAAACCACAAGCGCCATCGCTGGACAATCGAAGAGTGCAAAGCGATTAAGGCGGAGTATCAGAAGAAGCTTAAAGACCTGCGTGACAGCAGAAGTGAGGCAGCATGAACAGAGAATACGTCAAGAAAATCCACTACCCATGCGAAACAGCGGCAATCTTTCAGGATGTGCTTTTCGTCATGCGCGTTAATCACTACTCAGAGCTTCTAAATCAGGCTGACAGAGCCGCTGAGTTCTTCCTGAGTCACTTCCCTTACTGCACGTTAGAAAACATCAGAGAAGGCGTCCTGTACAGTTTTGGTGGCCTTTACCTGAATGATTATGAGCTTATCAGGGAGGCAGCATGATTTTCATCATGAGCACTTACATCCCCGACTCATGGAAAACAAGCGCATGGCTGCTATGGGATAGGCGCGAAACATGGCGCGTCTGCAAGGCGTACTACAGAGATTTTCAGCGAGCTTACGAAAGCCTAAGGCTACACGAAGATGTCATTGCTTTGGTCAAAAAATGCAAGGCGGAGGCAGCATGACACCCTCTATCAAAACCATCCCTGACATTCTCGTAGAAGTACGAGGCAACCAGTCTGAAGCAGCCAGGCAATTAGCTTGCAGCAGAAACACCATCCTCAGATATGCACGCGACACCAAAGCAAAACACCACGCCATCGTTAACGGCGTTCTCATGGTTCATCAAGGTGGAAGAGGTAAGAATGAGCGCTTATGAAAGAATTGATGGAAGCAAGTACCGAAATATATGGGTAGTTGGCGACCTACACGGATGCTACACAAATCTCATGCGCCAACTTGACGAACTCCATTTTGATACAAAGCAAGACCTTGTTGTTTCAGTGGGGGACTTGGTTGACCGTGGAACTGAAAACGTGGAGTGCATGGAATTAATTACATTCCCATGGTTCAAGTCGGTGCGTGGTAACCACGAGCAAATGATGATTGATGGGTTGTCAAAGCATGGAAACGTTAATCACTGGCTCGTTAATGGAGGGGGATGGTTTTTCAACCTCGATTATGACAAAGAGGTTCTTGCAAAAGCACTGGTGTATAAGGCAGCAGAACTTCCATTGATTATTGAGATTGAGACATCAGGTAAAAAAGTGGTCGTGTGTCATGCGGACTATCCATCTGGGGAGTATGAATTTGGAAAGCAGGTAGACCCGGTAAGGGTTATCTGGAACAGGGAAAGGATTAGTGACGCTCAGGATGGATACCATAAAGATATAATCGGTGCTGACCTTTTTATCTTCGGTCATACCCCAGCAAGACAGCCTCTCAAATATTCCAATCAGATGTATATCGATACCGGCGCAGTGTTCTGCGGAAACCTAACGCTTATCCAAGTGCAAGGGGATAACTCATGTGTTCAGTAACTAACATCCAGCAAGTCAAATGGCAGCGTGAACGTGACTTACACGAAGAGGGCACTCTCATCCAGAAAGAAGGTGAGCTCGAAAGAAGCCTTGAGTATGTGAGAGAGAAGCTTCGTGAGGTTCGAAATCGTCTTGGTACGAATAAGCCTGGTAACGACCCGGAGGCGGCATAGATGAGCCTTGAACTGATAGTTAATTCAGTTATCTGGACTGTTTTTCTTGTTTGGGCAATCTGGCTTGCCATAAAGCACAAGAAACAGAAGAGGGTCAATAAAGCAATGTCGCTTGGATATCTCTTCTCGTTGAAATATCGACTTTTGAGAAAGCTGCATGGCAAAGATTCGTGGAGAGCAAGCTAATGAGACACACTCCGATATTCGGCATGGTCAACTTCATGGATGATGCTCATTTCCGCCGCGTATGGAAGCACCCAAAGAAAGCCATCAACTCCCGCCAAAAAGCATGGGTTCACTACATGCTCCAGGTGTGGGGCAAGGTTAATGCAGGTGATGATTCTCCGGGTGGTGCAATCAACGTTATCGGTCGCCTGATGATTCGTAGTCAGTGGAGTGATGACAAGGCTAAGCATATTGAGTCTGTCGTCATGCGGCTGTACGAAGAAGATGGACTACGTGGAGATGCGCTCTATAAGAAAGCTCGCGAACTGGTCATCCCTCAATCATCGTTCAGCAACATCATCGCTCTCGCCAAAGAATCCGATGATGCTGCTTTCGTTGAACGTGTGATGGTCAAGACGTTTCACCGTGAAAGCCCCGTCCGCGATGTAGCTATTAAGCGATATTGCAATCGCAATTGCACGCAAGATATCGCCAGGCTGATGAATGCAGTAACCGGGATGGACATCCAGTCATGCAGGCGCAGGGTTGTCTGGTGCGAGAATGTGCTCGATTCGGAAATCTTTTATGCGATGAGGCGCGAAATTGAGAAGGAATTTCCACAGGCAGCATAATATTTAGGTAAATCGTCCTAAATAACTTGCCATCGCGAAATTGAAGTAGTACATTTTGTGTATGCTCGGAGCAAAAGCGAACAGAGCAGCCAAACAAACAAGCCCTGAGGTTCACGCCTTGGGGCTTTTTGCGTTCATACCGATAGCAAAACACATCGTCATCGTGGCGGTGTTATCTTGCGCAAGGGTGCATAACCGAACTCGCGAATACGTTATGCCGTCAGCTCCACGAAACGGAATGTGCAACAGGTAAGAGCATTGAACCCGTAGACCTCGCGGATTGGTGAAAGGTGCCGCGCAGTGCTCTGACCGTTGTGGTGTATTGCCATTGCTAATGGCTTTGAGACTCAGCTCTAAGAGGCCGTAACTCCTGGCAAAATCTGAGCAGACGGGAGTTTAGGTAATGGGTGAAATTCCTATGCCAATTCGTGCGAATATTCGGTGGAAATCCGCAAAGGCTTAGCAACCTTCACCACACCAAATCCCCTACCTGGGACTATAAGCGCTACGCGCAAGCAGTAACCAAATATTGCTCACTTCGCCGTGAGCTTTTTTATTTGTTTAACGCATTCATCTTCAAAAGCCGGACGACATCGAAACTTAACCCTTATCCGACGCGGCTACTGGTTGAGTGCGTTAACCAAAAAAGAAAACCCAGCATTGAGCTGGGCTTCGTGAAAATGGGCGACAAGAGACTGCGTCAACAGCCTTCTGCCATCTTGCCCGTGGTATGAATCACGAACAAAGACCGAGGCCCATATCGTCTGATCAGACGCCATGACCATAGATCGGATTTGTTCATCAAACAATTACCTAGATTCTTAATTTTGAACAAATCCCCCGATTTTGAGGGGTAGAGCATGTACCGTATGGACAAAATCAGAGAATGGTTCAGCTACTGGTTCGGAGGACTAACTGCAATGGGCGGAGTTCTCTCCCTAAATGACTGGGCTCTCATTATTGGTATTCTTTGTACTATCGGCACATTCGGCATCAACTGGTACTATAAGCGCAAAGAGCGCGAGGACAGATTGAATGGGAATGTCACCGGCACTCAGAAATAGCGTTATAGCAGCACTTGGAACCGGCGCTGTTGGAATTGCAACGGTAATGGTATCTGGCAAGTCTGGACTAGAAGGTCGCGAACACTACCCCTATAAAGACGTAGTTGGCGTTATCACTGTTTGCGATGGACACACAGGAAAAGACATTGTCTGGGGTAAATATTATTCCGACAAAGAGTGTAATGCGCTGACCCGTGCTGATATGCAGCGTATAGCATCTCAGGTTGATCCGCACATCAAAGTGCCAACCACTGAGACTCAACGTGCAGCAATTTACTCTTTCGCTTACAACGTCGGCGCAACAGCCACTATCAACTCCACTCTCCTGAAAAAGCTAAATGCCAAAGACTATGCAGGTGCATGTTCAGAGCTTAAGCGCTGGGTGTATGCAGGCGGTCAGAAGTGGAAGGGGCTCATTAACAGGCGTGACGTTGAATATCAGGTATGCACCTGGAGTCAGAAATGAGCAGATTAATCGCAATCATCATTTCGGTAGTTATCTGCATTATGGTCTCGTTAGGTTGGATGGTTAATCACTACCGTGACAATGCCATCGACTACAAGAAGCAGCGCGATGCGAAAACTCAGGCTCTGAATTTGGCTAACGCCACCATCACCGACATGACAACCCGGCAGCGCGATGTTGCTGCGCTAGATGCCAAATACACACAGGAAATGGCAGATGCTAAAGCTGAAAATGATGCTCTGCAGCGCAAGCTTGATAATGGTGGTCGGGTGCTCGTCAAAGGCAAATGTCCAGTGCCTGCCTCAACCCAAACCTCCATCGCCTCCGGCATGGGCAATGATGCCACCGTCGAACTCTCTGACGTTGCTGGACGAAACGTTCTCGGTATTCGATCCGGAATCATCAGTGACCAAACATCCCTGAGAGCCCTCCAGGAATACATCAACACCCAGTGCCTCAATATCCCCACAAAGGGGTAATGAGATAAATATCCCTGACAAGGGATAAGCACCCAATGGCGCCACATCTTCGCTGCTTACCTGCATTAGCCATGACAGCAGTCCCTCCTTCTGCAAGAGCGTGCAGGTTATTCGAAAAGGATGATACCGCGTCACAGCATTGCGGGATGTTTGTGGCGTTCATAGCTGCCTTCTCAAGCAGTGGTAGAAGAATTGAGAGTGCAATACAGAGCATTCTTTCGAGAATGTTCAATATTGCAGCTGGTTTTATGTGTGCGCCTACGGGCGGGGTATTCACTATTCAGCAGGAAATTCTAAAATGACCAAACGCGTCGTAGCACAAAACGGTTCAACAACCACGGTAACTACCGCTTCCGACCTGCCTGTAGCAGCTACTGCAAGCACCGCTGGCCTGGTTAAGCAAATGACCTTCACAGCGCAGCTCACCGCTGCACCAACTCAGGCAGACTTCAACAGCCTGCTTACCAAGTTGATTGCCGCAGGTTTGATGGCATCCAGTTAAGGGTATTGTTATGGCTACGGCAAGACTGCATTGCAAGTTCTCAGTAAGGTGGTGGGTAAAGCCATTGGTATATCTAGCCAAAGGTTTCTGCTTGATCACCAGGCGAGATGTTGATGAAAGCAAATTCTGTAGCTTCATCTGCAAGCATGGCATTAAAAAGGAAATTACCACCGAGAGGTGCTAGGCATGTCTCTTTATCCATTTGGTCGCGCACCAGGTGAGAAAGGTTCTCCAGGAACACCATCAGTCAGACAGAAATCAGAGTGCTACTTCTCTGGACTGAACCTGGTTATCCCGACAGCAGCAACTAACCTCATCACCCTGATTAAATCTCTCCCTCACACCGGCAGTCTTTCTCCATTCTTCAACACGACAACCAATAAGTTCAATGTGTTCAACTTCGATGCAACAGTAACATTTAAGGTTAACGTCATCGGGGCATGGAGTGGGTCATCCACAAACCGAAGCATGACTATCGACTTCCCACAGACGAACGGTAACACGCTGAGTAAAACTCGTGACGCTCAGGTAACAGTAGACGCTTTGTCATTCCCGACATTCTTCAGCGTCGATAAAGACGGTAACCTGGCTACTGGTGGAAGCGACATCACCATCGTATCAAACGGCGCAACGTTCACTGCAACAGCCATCCTGTTAGTGGCTGAACAGATGACCCCCTCATCATAGGTGACATATGACATTGACTAACGTCTCAGTAACCAAAGGTGGCTGGGTTCAGGTATACGCAGGGACAAACGCCGCTACGGTGGTAGCTTCCGGATTCAGTGGTGAGATTTGCCAGTCTGCTGCACAACCATCAAATGCACTCTATGGGCTGCCATTCGATGGCTCATCCCTGATTCGCTATATCTACAGCTCCACTGCTGGTGACCCTGTATGGGTGAAGCCATACGATGACGGCATTGTGATTGTTAACGCATAAAGAGAAATGAAATGGCAAACATTATGCATTATGAGCTTTTGGTATTAGCAAAGGGAAATGATGAATATGAGCTTGTTGGGTGCTTAAGGGACCCATCGCCTGAGATGGATGATAATTTCATCTATGCGTTTGCAGACGCAAAATCCCCATCAGTAAACGCTGTAAAAATCGATGCGATTAACGCATTTAAAGTTGTAGCAATTTACGAGAAATAACATGGCAAGTCTGACAATTAAGCAAGAAGCTTTCTGTCAGGCATACATCGAAACAGGTAATGCTTCAGAGGCTTATCGGACGGCGTATGCTGCTGACAAGATGAAGGCTGAAGCAATACACGTAAAAGCATCCGAATTGCTTTCAAACGGTAAGGTATCGGTAAGGTTAAAGGAATTGCAGGGAGAGATTAAACAGCGACACAACGTAACTGTGGACTCCTTGCTGGCCGAATTGGAAGAAGCCCGACAGAAAGCACTGAGCGCAGAAACACCACAATCATCCGCCGCAGTAGCCGCAACGATGGGTAAGGCAAAACTAACCGGACTTGATAAGCAGATTGTGGAAATGCGCGGAATCCTTGGACTCAACCTGA